GCCTGAAGCAATGGGCCGTTCCCGCGCGTTAGATTCATTACTAGCTGATTCGAGACCCTATCGGAGGCTTCACTCAGATCGAGTGTTGCCAAGCTCCCAGTACGGGAACCCTCTTTGGCCATCCGCTGATTAGGCGTCTGGTCATCGAACCCGAGAAAGGAACCAAGATGGAAATCCTTGATTCCTTCGAGGATCAGGGGGAGGAGGGACTGCTGTGCATATTGCATCGCAGTCGGCTCAATCCCAATTATCCTCGGTGTCTTGAGCGTTTTAGGGACGGAAATAATCCTAACGGGTATTTCCGCCTCAGGCTCGAGGATGTCGACTTCGGCCAACTCCTGGTAATAACTGGGAGTTGGAAGGAGATAGAGTTCCATAGGGAACCATTTCTCCAACCGACTGGGCCAGGTGTTCTGACGATATTTGGCGTTCGCACGCCTCCTATCAGCAGTCGCACCTGGTCCATGCTTTGGGATGGTGTAATCGAAATAGACCTTGCGGTCTATAGCGAGGAACATATCACCAAAGAGCATTTGAGATACACGGCGGAATGCCTCCAAGTCAATGGGGCTCCGACGGTCATCTTCAATGCGGACATCCTTCTCACACTCGATGTACCCGTCATACGCGGCCTGCTCTCGAGCATCGCTGCACGGGAGCAAGATCTTGGAGTACATCAGCGTTAGCTGACGTACTGCCCTGATTGCTTCCACGTCGGGTTCATCAAGCAGCACACCAGAACCTCGATCAAACACACGATCCAGGAAACCTCCGAGAAATCGGGGGAGACCTTGCTTCCTATGGAAACCATGGAAAGCACTGGGATCTACGAAACCTTGGTCAAGACATCTTTCGAAGTCTTTTCCAAAGTTCGCGAGGGTTATCGTCAAAAACGAGAACCCCTCGTGTTTGGTTCGAGTCTGGACTGTTTTCCAGTCCAGGGTGGTGCTAGTGCAACATCTGACTGCAGATTCCTCTGCAATCACTTTCCAAAGCTGGTAATCTGCCAGCTTTGGGCGGAGCTGTCTTTGGCTTTTCATAGCCCGTCTCCTTAAATAGAGGCGTTAGCTATCCAAGCCTAAGGCACGATGCTCATATCCAGCCGATGGTATCCCCAAAGGGGAGTACCACCGTCACACATAGCCCGACGATGAAAAGTCAGGATAAGTGTGGGATATGGAGTCTCCGAGTTCACATCAGCTGACGAGAGACAGATAGTTCCTCTGCTTTTTGCACGAGGAGCATTCTCCGTTTCTTGTCGATCGCCATCAGTTGCTGGATTACGACTGAAGGCGAAACAGATGAGTCCAAGCGAGATGATGCCAGTGAGAACGAAATACAAACGTTCTCGATGGCTCCATTTCGGTGGATCAGAGCGCTGCGAGCGATAGAAGCTCTCGGAGGAGTGTCCGTTAGGACTCTCCACCAAGAAGCTTTACGATCGCGGCGTCTGTCGACGCAGTGAAGAGGGTTTTGAAACCGTCATACACTGCCTTGGCCTCGGCGTTCGTATATCCCGCGACCGGAAGGTCGAAGACGAGGTAGTTACTCATACCCACCTTCGCATTCTGGGACGGGATGAACGGATCCGCCGTGATCTTGGAGTGGTCAACCCTGAGAACCCGCCGCGTACGGCGCCCGTAGGCGCTGGACGCGGACAGGAGGATCAGGCCATCTGCGCTCTGGTACTCGGACTTGTTGTTCTGCACATTTGTGCGAGGCAACGAGACCGCGGCACTCGGAGCGATAGTGATGGACTGAGGGTCAGCAAAAGCCATAGGCATTTGCTCCTTTCGTCCACACAAGGTGGACATTTGGTGGTGTGTAGTGCAAAACTACCCACTACGTTCGGCTAAGGCCGAGCGCAGCCAGTATGGAGAGCTGAAACGGTGACAAACCGTCCCAGCTTACCCCAAAACCAAAGGGGTTGGCCCTAATTCTCAATTTCGTCTCTGTGACGACATCGAGAGATTGGGGCTTGCCCATAGACGGGTGAAGACCCGTGTTATGAGCAAGTCTATAGCTATCTGTGACGGAACTATGTTCCATCATATAGCCATAGACCATTACCAGGCCGCCAGATGCGAAGTCGGAGAGGTTTGAAACAACATCCCCGGCATTCGTAAACCAATCAGCAGCCCAGCTCCAGGGAGCCAGATTCCAGACTGTGTCCGGCGACGGATCGAGGCCGAGTCTATCGGCCATCAGGCGCAAACGTCCAAGCTTCGACCGGCTGTCATAACCGGTCGGGAGCGAGTACGTAAACGCACCTGAGAACCACCGTCGATGCACCGTAGTAGTGGTGCAATATACAGTCCCCCTGGGACCGAAAATGAAGTCAGATTGGGTATTCGGATAAACAGCTCGAGAGCTGAGTTCCGCCCCAATCCGCCTTTCAGTTACGGTCCTTTTCGTTGGGAACGAGAATTGTCTGCGGACTAGGCGACCGGCATCACGCTCGTATTGAGACATAGTCTCATCGAGTTTAGTGATGTTGTCAGCGAGTGTTTTAATCTCACCGACAAGTGGTAGCCAACCGAATTGGGCATTGAGATACTCTTTGCCCCCGCCTTTTGCAAGGCGGGTTCGGTCTTTCCACGTTTGGGAGCCAACCATTGAGGGAATACCCTCTTTGATTGTTTCTCCTATGAACGTGACAAGGTCCCCAGGCGAATTCGTGGGCTTGCAGATGGAGATTGCTGTTGCCCCAAGTGCTTCCAGCGCCGCTG